ACAAATTGGAACATTTCTTCATTCCTTACAACTGGTACTCGCTGCAGCGCAGAAAGGCGGACAGGTCCGCGACCCATAAGCTCAATGTCAAGCCGAACAAGGTCAAGCTTGACAGATTGTCACCCAACGCCAGGTTCACACAAATGGAGGCCGCCAAGGTCATGTTCCGTAAGAATTTTAAGATAGCCATTGCATCAATTAGACGCAGTGGGGACAGAGGCACCTCTATACTTAATTTTCTTGTGAACCTTATCTGCTGGGCCTGGGTGCTCAGTGGACCAGGCGGTCGTGGCATGGTGGGGCCAAATGGCAAGGTCGTGACGGACGTGTTTGGAACAAAGCGCAGGTTTAAAATTTGGCTCGAAGGCGACGATTCGTTGCTTTGGCTCACGGGCCGGAAATTTCTGCTGGCAGAAATGGAGCTTTTGGAAGCACGGTGGACCAAGTTGGGACACCGGCCGAAGCTCTTCTTGCGGGTCGCTGGTGACGTCGCGGAATTTTGCGGGTGGAAGATCTGTGTTAATAGGTATGGCCTTGATGGTGCTACGGCCGTACCTGATGTTCCTAGATTACTCAAGAACGTTGGGTATTCTACAGCCAAGGAAGCAGTGTCTTCGGCCATCTCTGGCGACGGCGAGGCCTTCGGCAGGGTGGTCGGTCCGGCTCTCCTCGCGAGAGCGGGCTCTATTGCGGAACGAGTACCTTCCATCGCGAGGTGGTTGGTGCGGATGTCGCAAGAACTCGGAATGAAGATGAACATTAGTGATTCGGAGTTTTCGAGAGACGATGTCTACAAGATGGGCACCGATGACTTGACCGAGATATTACCTGAGTTTTGGAAGGATGACAATCCTGAGAAGATTCTGAATGTGCGCTTCGAAACCTTTGTTGACGGTGTGTTGCGCGAAATCTCGAATTCAGTGGCATCGGGAGGCCTAGCAACAGAAGCTACCCTTGCGGTCAAACACGGTTGGGTGAAGACTGTGTCGGAATGGTACACGTTTGTGTCTTGTTTAGAGGCAGTAAACGTCGGCACCAGTGACGCGGACTTCAGGTCCATCGTCCCTTCGGGGATGATGGATTAGGCCAGCCACCATGCATGGGGACTGCGCGCACCCTTGCGCGCGATGCCCACACATTACCAGCTTTTTTCCCCGGCTACCTTATGGCCGCGTTTTGTTTGCTGAAGTTGTGTGGACTCATAGGGGCGCGTGAGCAGGAACTTCCTGCTCACGTGAGTAGCAGCGGCTCCCTGGTCTTGGTGCTCCAGCAATCACCGACCAGGACTCCCTCGTCATATTTTGTTGGCAGGGGGTGCATTGAATGCTCATCTTGGGCACGGCGAGTAAGAAAAAGGGAGGCCCGTCCCTGGCTGCCGAATTACCTTCCGTGGTCCTGACTTTCCTGACGGAGCAGGATCCTGAGCCAATTTGCGGTCACTTGGTGAGTGACGAAGGTGAAGGCTAGACGTTGTGTGTTGGCTGCACACGATCCACAATGTGGGGCGTCCACCAGCTGTCCTATCGGGATGAATCTGAGTCTGTGTCGTATAAATGAAGGGCACAGATAGGAGAGGCAGAAGGTGAGTGGTTACGCAGTGTTGGGGGCCTTGCGACAGCATCCGCGGTTTTCGTGGGTGTTATGTGAGGATAAGGTGAAGTGGTTTTAGTGGCTTGAGGCCACTTCTCTGAACTGGGTTGTGCCTGCCACGGGGTGCAACTGTCCCAACTCGGTCAAGTGGTATGTCAGGGCGGTCGCTTAAGGCGACCGCATCATCATTGTATGAATTCATTGTATTGTATCAGAACAAGAAGTCCCCTTCTACAATACAATCGTATGTTATTAGCTTTGCTATTATTGCTAGCAGCATGGCTGGGCAACGTCGCCGTGGAGGAAAGAAGGCCAATGGTCGTCGTAAACAACCTCCACAACGACCAGCAAACAGGAGCGCAGCTACACGCGTTCTTGCAACAGGTGTTGGAGCGGGTGTTCGGAAAGCATTTGGTTCAACAGCTGGGTATGGTATGCAGTGCTGGGATGCAAAGCATTCTGCGCATCTTCCACTGCCCCGTGCCGTGGGTCCTTACACAACCATAAGGGCCACAAGACGGGTATCACTCAACACCAATTGCAACATCCTTGGCACATTCAATGCTGGGAGTGGCCGTAACAATTCTCCTGGGGGCAATGATCTGTGGTCTGAGATCATTATGCTTTCAGATGTTGCCGCTGCCAATCCCATCAACGGTGCGGGCAACGCCCAGACAACCACCATTGATCTTGGTGGTTTGGGCGATGCAGCCACTTTGGTTCCGTCAGCGTTTTCTGTGCAAGTCATGTGTCCCACTGCATTGCAGACAGCATCGGGAATAATTTATGCAGGAGTCATGAATACACAGACTAAAATTGCTGGCCGCACCGAAACTTGGGATCAGTACATGAACAAGTTCGTGCAGTTTCAGAATCCAAGGTTGTTGGCAGCGTCAAAGCTGGCGCTGCGTGGAGTGCAGATAAATTCATATCCGTTGAACATGTCTGAGGTGAGTAACTTCAAACCTTTGGGTAAGGTGTCAGATGAGACGCTCGAGTATAATGCAGAACAGGGTGAGCCCACTGGCTGGGCACCGATTGTAATTTACAATCCTGGTGGTGCCACTCTCGAGCTGCTCATCACGGTGGAGTACCGCGTCAGATTTGATTTGGACCATCCAGCGAGCGCATCACACGTCCACCATCCGGTTGCCTCCGATTCCATGTGGGATCGCATGACCAAGAGTGCTGTGACACTCGGCAACGGTGTTGTGGATATTGCAGACGTGGTTGCGAACACTGGTATGGCAGTTGGTCGTGCAGTCGCGGTTGGCCGCGGTCTGTCGAACGTAGCTCGGTCATTGCCCGTATTGGGCGTCTAACACGGCGTCCTCTATATTGTAACCCCAGGCGTATGGTGTAGCTCTAGTGCTATACTCCTGGACTTCTGACGCATCGTGGTTTTCACGTTGCATGAACAGTAAACTTTGAGCCATTCCCATGCGTCCACTGCAAAATTAAACTGGCGTGATGGGGGGGAGGCGTGTCCCCGGTGTTCTAATCACCCGCACAGGTTAGCGATAGACCCGAACCCGAAAAGACATCACACTCGTCATAGGTGTTGTTCGAATTTGCCACCGCTGGTGGCTTAT